GATGGCGCAATCGTGGTGTTGCCGACAATCACCGCTCGATCCAGATCCAGGGCGTTGCTGGGCTGCCGGTAAAACCATTCCGCAAGCCTGAGCGTAGCCTGCACAATCGCATCCGGCGCCGCCACGCTGTAGGCCCAACGGCCCATAACGGCGATGGCCCCTTCCGGGTCGCCGTTATACGTCCAACTCTTGCCGCTGCTGCCCTTGAGCGTGAGCGCAAAATAGGGCGTGAGGAAGGTGGGCGCGGTGACGACGGCGCTGGGCAAAATCGTGCTGCCGTCGCCGTTGGTGATCGATGTAAGCTGCGCCAAATCGCCCTTCAGCCACAGCGTGCGCCCCTTCTCGACATCGGCGATGGCGTCATGCGTGCGCGTGCTGTCCGTCGCCGCCTCAAAATGGCGCTGCGTCTGGTCATCGATGACGGCGCTGGCGTTGGTCAGAGCCAGGTTCATGTTGGCCGTGACATCGGCGGGCAATGTGCCGCTCATGCCGAGGCGGGTTTGCAATTGTGCTATCGTGGCGTATTGGGTCATTCTGGTAAACCCATGCTTGTTCTCTGCACTTGTGAAGCGATCACATCGTGCCAATAAATATCCGGGGCGCTGCCCCAAATCGCATCAATGAATGAAAAATCGCTGGTATACTCTGCCCCGCCAAAGACGGGTGCGAAGCGTTGCCACAATCCACGCCGCACGATGTAGGCAGAGCAGCCGATATAGCTCAGGCGTGGCTCACGCTGCCAATGGCCGTCATCGGGTAGGATGCGCCCATTGCCATGATCCATGCGTACCATAACGACTCCGGGCCTGTGTTCACTCACAATCGCCTTGACCTCCTGCACCAAAGTCGGGCGGATGAGCTTGTCGTCGTCGTCAAGAATAAAAACATATTCGCCCGTCACGTACGGCGCATAGTTGGCCAATGCCGCCTGTGCTGCCCCCACGCCACGCCCCTCGCCATCGACCAGGAACGTCTGCTGCCAGTCGCTGTCCGTCTGCGCCTCCAGGCTGCGGATGTTGCTCCACAGCAGGCGCGGTCTGCGATAGCAACGGGTGAGCACCTGAAGGAAAGCCATTGTTAGACCGGCTTGCGCGGCACTTTGGGCGCCGTGGGGTAGCCCGTGGGCTGCTCGTCGCCCGCGTCCCCAATGCGCGTTGACGTTGCCCCGCCTTCGCCCTTTGACCCGCCAACCTTGACATAGCCCAAATCGGCCAACTCTTTGGCCTTTTCCGGCTTCATCTCGTAGGTTTCGCCCTCAATCAGGCTCATGCCGCCACCTTCTGTCATCACGTTGACCGACTGTAAACACGTTACGGTCACGGTTTCGCCATTGCTTTTGCTTTCGATTTCCAAAGTAGCCCCCTTATGAATGTGGCCGCACCTCACATCGAAGCGCGCCAGTTGCAATATCTCTTTGCGTACACAGTCGAGCGCAAACGGCATGTCGGGCGCATGGTCTGAACCGTCCTGCCGGAACGGAACCGTCTCCAGCACGCTGCGGCGGATCAGGGTGCAGCCAAAGCCACACCCTGACACCCTTCCGACACCCGCCTCACGAAAGCGTTGGTATTCTGCCTTGTACTCATCACGCCCCAGGCTCATGCCCAGCCCCATCGTGCCGATATACTGCCAGGCGTTGAGTATGCCCTCCTGGCGTAGCAGGTACGTACCATAGACGACCGGCGCCGGCGTGTCACAGAGCGCCCGTACTGCGTGCGGCGGCAGGATCATGTCATGCTCTACGGTCAAAAGAGCATCGTATGGGCCGCGTAGACACATCTCACGCGCATAGCTGTACTGCGCCAGCACGTTCCGCATATCACGGCCTGGGTACGGGTTGCAGCGCCCTATTTCATAGGTCAACCAATGATGGGTCTGCTGCCCGACGACGCTCCCCACCGTCTCATGGCGCAAGCCCCCAGCATAGGTTGGCGTGAAAATTAGGACGCTGGCCCGCTCAATCATCTTTCGTACAAATCCAGTACAAATTTAGTACAAATTTCGCGCAACTATGTCCCCATTTGGGCGTACAAAATAGCCTCGGCTTGCAGGATCTTGTAGACCGCACGGAAGTAGTAATGCAGTCTGAGTTGCCCCGTGTTGGCGGCGGAATAGGGGTCACGGATAAAGGTAATATCCGGCGCCAGGCGCATCCCCATATAGCTGAAGTTGCCAAAGAGCGCGACCTTAGCCGAGGCGCCGGATGCTGCCACGGCCTCGCTGTTGTAGAAGGGGAAGCCCCACAGTTCACGACGCGTCAGCGCGCCGCCGCCATCGACCGGCGTCGGCGTAAACTGGAAGAAGTTGCCGGTAAAGCCGCGGATAATGCCCTCAGCCGCCTTCTTCATGATCCATACGGCGTTATCCTCATAGCCCGTCGGCAAGCTGTAGACCAGCGCCGGGATGTTGCCGGCCACAATCGGGTTGCCCCAGGCCGTTCCCAGCGTGCCATTGGCGCTGGCCTCGGTGACGAGTAAGGTGTTATGCGTCTTGGCCATGCCCTGCCCAACAAAGATAGATAGGAAGCTCATCAACTGCGCGTCCTCATCTTCCATCAGCTCCCACGACAGTTCGATGCGTTTGGTGTACTTGACCAGCGTCATCGGCGCCTGGCCCAGGATCGGCGCATCACGGTCGGTCGTGTTGCCTTCCGTGGTGGCCACAAAGGCGCCATCCTTAGCGCCTTCAATCGGTACGTTGACGGTCAGCCCCTTGCCGGGAATCTGGCGTACGCCGATTTTGGGGTAGAGCGCATCCTCACGCAGCTTGGCGATGATCTGGTTGTACATGCCGGTCGGCACAGCGTAACCGCCCTGCGCCGGCGTACCTTCGACCATCGGGTTATTGCTACTGGCCTTGAGGTTGCGAATACCGCCATCGTCGCCGCTGCGGATGTAGTGGGCAAAGGCCTTGATGCCTTCGCCATCCTCGCCCAGGCGTGTCTTGGTGTTGGTCATGGGGATTTGGATCGTCGCCGATTTAACCGGCTGCTGATCCAGCCACGCCTGCATAGGCGCGAAGGCTTTGGTTACGGCGTTATCGACCAGGGCCGAAACGTCAACCGTTTCGACGACCTCTGTTTCTTGTTCGTCTGCCATTTCATGCTCCTGTTCAGTAGGTTCTATTTGCGGCGCAACGTCCTCGGTTTTGGTCTCATGCACCGTGGGTGATCGGCCCACCTCCGGCAGGAGCAAGGCAAACGCAGGGTCGGTTGCGGATAAAGACTTAATCAGTTCAACGCCGAGCGTACGTGGCTCGGCTGGTGTGGGCGTCAGGCTCATTTCGACAATGGGCCATGTTTTAATCGTCTTGCCATCACGCCGCGTCAGATGGCCCACGCTGCCCGATGACCAGCCCAATGCGCCCTTCTCGACCAGTTGCAGGACGTAATCGACATAGGCGGCATGGCGGTTTAGTTCGGCCTCTACCCATAAGCCGTTTTCATCAGCTTCCATGCTCAGCGTCTTGCCGATGACGTGCTTGACATCTCCGAGTGTGTGGTCGTAAAAAACCAGCTTGGTCGGTGCCAAATCCAGCATATAATCCGTATCGGGCGTAAAGGTTTCGCCTTCCAAATCGGCGCCGCCAAAGAGCACGCCGTAACCGGCCACGGTAGCAGCTTCGTCGGTCAGCGCCTTGACATAGACCGTCATCTGTTTCTTGCGTTCCATCATCTACCTCCATCTATCCTGCCAACGCCCGGTCTATCGCCTGTTGGAAATCGGACAGGATCACGTCCTCGTTGGCGCGTACTGCATCTGAATCTGTGTGCCATCCTGTGCGCCTGTGCCACGGCGTTTGGAACATGCTCGACTGTACGAATGGCCCGTAAGCGGTGCGGTTGCCCACGCGCCCGACGAGTCCATTGGCTGAGGTGTCTACCTTGACTGTCCAGCGTTTGCCCAATGTGCCGCTGCGTACATACTTGCTATTCGGTGGCGGCGGCGGGTAGACCTGCATGTAGGATTGCAAGCGCAGCACGCCGCGCTGCATGGGCGGCTCAAGCGTCTGGATGGCGGCGGCGTTGCCGAGCTTGCGAAAGAGCGGTTCAAGGCCGGTGATGGTGACGGGCATCTGGGAAAGGCCGCATTTCAGACCAATGGACGATTCGTTTGTTGCCGTTGCGGTCAATGACAACTTTGGCATGTGGTTCGAGCGTGCAGGTACGTTTATATTTTGGATCGGGCTTTGCCCCCACCGCATTGAGCGCGTTTATTAACTGGTCGATTCCTTTGATTTCAATCATAATTTCGGCTCCTCCACTACAGGCCGCACAAAGCAGCGGCAGCCCGGATGCGCCGGCACGCTGACCCCGCCGGGGAACGTGCCACGTAACGGCGCACGCTTGCCATTCAGCGGCCCACACGTCGGGCATACGCGTTCGTCGTTGACCGTGACCCATTCCTGTTCGCTGACGACGCCGCTCTGCTCGTAGCCCTCAATCGACCCTTGCGCTGCGGCCCGTGTCGTCTCCGTCTGTGCGATTAACTTGGCGCGCCGTTTGCCAAAGGTCGGCTCCAATTCCCGTTGCAGATCACGGATGGTCGTCGGCTCCCGGAACCAGTCATCGACCGCCGTCTGCATACGCGCCTGCGTGGTCGTGTTGATGCCTTGCACAAGCTCATACGTGTAATTGCTCGCCCACTTGGCCGCCCGGCTATGTGCCAATGTCCAGTCAAAGCCCATGCCGATCTGCTCCAGCGTATCCAGCGCCACGCTCACGCCTAAGGAACTGCTCTGCTCGAGCGATTGACGCAAGACAGCGCGTACGCCGTCGCTGGTGGCCGTCACCTGATGCACGGCGGCTCTCACTTGCTCATCCGTGGCGTTGTCGGGCAAAAGCTGCTGCAACTGGTCGTCAAAGGCGCGTCCCAAATCACGCCCAAACTTGCGCTCCAACTCCATGCGGATCTGCTGTTCAGCGTCATCCTCGCCGCCTGGGTCGAGCTGCAATACCAGCGCCTTATAGGCATCATGGGTAATGGCTCCATCCGCTATCACTAGCCGGAAAGGGCGCATCGTCGCCGTCGGCGTCCTCCTGTAGACCCAAAGCGGCCATCTTCTCGTCATGGTCTAACAGGTGGCTATGGAACTGGTCAACGTCAGGCGTTTTCTTGCCCTTGGCCCACCGCTTGAGCTTGATAATCTCTGCGCTCTTTTGCTGGTCGGCGGCGCTAGAGCGTTCCGGCAGTTGTGGCTGTTGCGGCGCGTTCAGCCGGGCGATCTGCGCCTCGGCTTGCTGGCGTTGCAGCTCCTGCTCCGCGGCCAAATCCTGATCCAGCATCTCAAAGGTCACGCCGTCCGG